GGGCAATCTCACCCAACCTACCGGCAAGATTACCCCTACCTTTTGTAATGGAATTCTTAATGCCACCAAGGTCATTTGCCCACTGCAAGGCTTGGTCTATCATTTTCTGAGTAAACTTTATTGATTGCATCTATAGCCTCCTCCAGAGTACACTTAAATAGTTCCATTCCACAGTCATCATACCCTAGTGTTCGTAGATTACAGTAGTGTAGTATAGCGTGTACCGCTTGCTCTGCCTTTAGAGCCTCCGCAAACTGGAACTTATATACCATTTCAGACCTACCAAATCTCCTAGCGCTAGACATGATATCGCGGATGCCATCAGGGAATGTTTTGCCGATTTTTAGAACCCAAGGGACATCTGGGTTCTGCACAATGTAAACCCAACCCTCTGGAATCTTCTCCCCCTCAACCACCTTTGACCCCCTCTTAGTCATAGGCTTTGACGGCCCATACTCAGACTTAAACCGGGGGGTAATGTCTACCACCTTGTCATTGATTTTCCATTCTGTAACCTCTTTGTTCCATTGCTCTTCTGCACGGTCAAGGTATGATTGCCACTCTGGAGTCCCTTGCACACCCCCACTACCCTTGGCAATCTTAGTTTTCCAATGTACCTTAACTTGTCCAGTTGTCGGATGTTTGGGCCTCTGAGTCCAGTAGTAATTTTTGCATTTACGGCATTTATTTTGAAAACCATCTTTGCTACACGCATCGACTCCAAAATTATCAACCGGAACCTGATGATCCGGGTAATCATTCTCACATTCCCAATGCCCCTTGTAACCGCTACATCTTTTAACTTCCATTTTTTTCTCCATTTTAGTGAACACCCTTTAACCCCACTACATTCTCACCATCACCCTCTGTTAGCATCCTCTTGAACGCTCTCCACATAAACTCATGGCTGGCATATTGAGATTGCAGAGCGCAACCCTCAATCAGTTGCCCCATCTCCTTTAGATCAAACAGTTCATGCTCTATACCGTCAGTCATTAACTCCAGAGCAGAGTCAAAATGAAACACAACCATTGCTGGTATGCTCATCTTAACTCCTTCATCCTGCGGAACAGTTTTAAAGCCGCCAGATAAGCCTCAAAATTCTCCTCTATGGTCGTTGATCTGACCGCCTCAAACCTACCTGTTGCCTTGTCGCACCTAAGTATGTAGGTAGCATCCACCGGAATCCCATGTATATCTTCCACCGCTTTTGCATACGCCGCAACCTGTAGATGATATTCCGGGTAAACCGCTTTACTCGTTTTCCAATCAATAACACAATATTCTCCATTAATAATAGCCCTCGCATCCACAGTTCCAGCATACTTATACTTCCTGTGGTACAGTTTCTCCTCTGATGATTTCCACTCCACTACGTTCTGCCCAACCCAATCCTTGAAAGCATGGATAGCATTAACCGCCTCTTCCTGTTGGGGCATCTTAGGTATCTCACCATCCCCTAACTTCCAATTGATAGCACCCTCCACCCATTCATGGGTGATGGTTCCTATGTTCAGGGCATCGTGAGATTTGCTACGGTAGGCAGACTTCATCCCTTTGATAAGGGGATCAATCGCCATGCGGGATTTGTAAACTTTAGTTTTTTTAGAGGAGGATTCCTCGTCAAAGAAAAAGTTTTTTTCCAGCCATGTCGCGCCTACCTTTAAGGCCCACGGAACAAGGGCGGGTTTTGAAATGATATCCAATACCTTAGTGGCACTGGGGATTATTTCCTCCCCTACCCTGTAAGAGTGGAGTTTACTGTCGAATAACATTTCGACAGTATCCCCATCATGGTACTCTAGTTTCAAAACGGCACTTCAGTGGACGTTGATCTACTAGCCGATTTACCTGCGCCGTTATACGGCTCCTCAATGCGTCCAGAATATCTCAGTTTACCTGAGTTCTTTTCCCATACGGATACCCGCATCTTCTCCCCGTTTACTAGGGCGTAGCCAGTTAAGTCAGGGCGATTCTCATTCCCTTCCTTATCATTTTCAAACAACGACAGATCACCTTCTTTAGTTTCATAATCACTCATATAGTTCTCCTATAGTATTTTGTGTTCCAAACGCCTGTTGGCTTGTTCGGTTCGCCAAACTTCAATATGAAGTTCAGCCACCTTCAGTTCCCAACGTAGACGCTCCTCTCTTTCGATTGCTACCGCGATACCGTCTATTGACTTAGTAACTTCCGGTTGCATCGAAACCCAATTCTCCTTGTCTGCTACAGTTTTTCCAACAGCCTTACTGTACAACAAGGAACGCTGAGTCTTTTTAAACTCCGTCAACTGATACGTTTCGGCCTTGGCCTGTGCGTAACTAGGAGCCACGTATTCTATCTGTTTGAGGTATCCCTCTACTTCACTGTTCATAACTCTATTATACCATCTTTAAATGCTTTGTCAAGCGTTTTTAAAATAAATTCTGCTTGCCAGTTTTTCAGATCACCACTATCGTGCATCTCAATATGACACTTGAAACACAATGGCATCGTAAGCCAGTCATCCGCTTTGTACCCCATCCCTCCAGAAAGGGGCGCGTGTCTACCTTTAAGGTGGTGCGGGACGATAGTATCGTCCTCTATCTTGCAGTTCACGCAGGGAAGAGATGCAACCCACTGAAGGTACGGCTTGCTTTTAATCCGCAATGTTACTCTCACTCCTAGCGGGTAGTTCGTCTATAAGTATTTTAGCATATTCTATTATCTTGCATAAGTCTGAATAGGGTTCGCCTTTCTTATCCCACCGACTAGCATACTTCACAATGTTACCAGAGCAGAAGTCCAGTTTGTTCGCCATGATATACTCAATGGGCTGAATCTTCATCTTGTAGTGTGAGGGTTTCATGTTTGATCACCTATATCGTTGTCAATAGGACAGTAACCTCGCCACACTCTTTCTCCATGTTTGTTGTACACCTTTAATGTGTCACGGTCTATATTTTTATATCCGTTATTTTCAGACCAATCAAACTCACAGGTATCACCTTTGTAAACATACTGCCTCCATCCTTGAGCGATAAAGGAATATTTTTCTCCACCTATTACTAATTTGTGACTGTAAAAAGAACCGTGTTTAGTTTCTTTTCCCATGTTCCACCTACCGGGTTTATAAATTCTATGGGTAATATTCTCTTCTATACTTGCATTTTCAAATCTCATATCCCGCACACCCCGCTTAGGCATTGCTCCTCACTGTTGTCCTCATAGACCACCCCACGCTTACTGTGAGCCTCTTCATAAGGTACTGAGGTAATGGGCTGACCACCCCTAGAACCATCAGGGTACACCGTCAAACCGCGCAGACCGGGGGCGTAGTCGCTTATAATCTTAGCGAACTTCTGCACCTGATCCTCGTTGTTCAATTCAGAACCCCAAGTGGGTATGTTTAACGTGGAACTAATCCCGTGGTCTACATACTTCTGTAGGCTGTGTTGGAATTTGATCCTACGCTCTGGGTCTGATGACAGGTCAACTGCTGACTCAATCTTCTCTGGTTTTATTCCTGAGTCGATGAGTCCTTGGGCCGTACCGTCAACGACAAACTGATGTTTCCATCTGGTTCCATCCGCAAGGTAGCGTCTGCGGTATGCCACGGCGTAGATTGGTTCCACGCCAGTGGTTGTTCCCGCGAGAATGCCAATTGTCCCTGTCGGAGCGATTGCTCTGTAGCCTTTAGGACGGTTGAGAAAAAGTCTGTCGCAATGTGCGTCAGCGGATCGTTTGCTTTCTCGTTCATATTCTTTCATCCATAGTTTAAGTTCATCTACCATCTCGTACTTATAGCCACGCTTTAATAACCATTCATGCATACCCATAAGCCCAAGCCCAATACGACTGTTCTTCTGCCTTACTTCCGCAACCTTTTCGTAAGGTAGTTGCGCTCTGATAAGGCCACATACCAAGAACTTACTCGCAAGGCCAACGACCTCGCGGAATTCTTCAATAGAATCAATGTTTGCAAGATTGACAGAACCAAGATTACATACATCACTGTCATCCTCACTTGTAATTTCAGTACAAGCATTTCGTAGCGTTTCATTTTGTTTTTCCCCGAAATTAAAACTGAACCCCGGCTCTCCTGTCATCATAGCCTGTTTAACATTCTTTAAGAATATCGGATCGCTAGCCCTACCTGATGAGTGTAGCCACGCATCATCGTAGTTCAGGCTGATGTTCATTTGATCTAAGGGTGCTTTGTAATTGAAGTCTGCCATTTTGGCATCTGCCACTGTAAACGGAGAACCATCGGCCTTAAATGCTCCGGGTATAATCATGTCATGCCAGTTCTTAGAGATCAATAGGTGTGATGCGTCCTCATGTTGCCAGTTCATACTACCATACAGGGCTGATCGCCTTGACCCTCCCTGCATTACATTCCTACCAACCTCATTTAGAATATCAAGTAGGGGCAATGGCCCGGACGCAACTCCACCAGTACGCCTCAATTGCCTGCCTGATGGTCTTGCGATGGATACATCCACTCCAATACCACCACCCGTCATTAAACATGATTCGGCTTTCGCTGTAACATCGGGCCATGCCTCTCTTGTATCCTCTTCCAGCCTCAGAAGATAGCAATTATTATAAAACCTCGCCTCTCTACCAGCATACCAGAGATAGCGACCACCGGGCATAAACTTAAAGTCAGAGATATACTGAACCAACTGATCCTGCTCAGGCTTTAGCATAAGGTTGTTCTTCTTACCATCGTATGTCCCACATACATTGTTTACTACGGTATGTGCCTTATCTTCCCAAGATTCATAGGGATTACTGGCATACTTCTGCTTAAAAATAGTTCTGCCTAGTTCGGTTCTAAATTCCACGGTATCGGTATGCTCCTGTTATGCCCTTTGAATAATCCCATTCATCTCCAACCTTGGGCATGGCGGCAATCTCTTTAATACG